GGATGTCTTCTGCCTTAGCACCTTCACCAAGTTCTTTGGCAACATAAAAATACTTATCAAAGAACTCTTGACTGTGCTCTTTATAGTCTTCGACTGTGATTGGTTGATCTTTCATTTAAATTTACCGAGTGCTTCTTCTTCAAGTTTAACAAGAATTCTTCTTGATTGTTCCTTTTTGATTTTATTGTAAATGGATTCATGACGACGGATCTCTCCACCCATCGAACAATTTTTCTCCATTTCACTTACATAAAACTCCAATTGAAGAAGTTCCATATCTTCAAAATCAAGTTTTGCTTCCTTGATGTTGTTCATTCTTTTCTTGTACCTTTCCAGTCCATCTTTCATTAATTGATCATATTCGTCGTCATTCATAAATTGATCGCTCATTTTCCTCCTGTATCATAGTTTAGTTGATCATCTTGCTCTTTGAGTTTAGCACGTCTCACTCTATCATGAAGTTGCTTGAGTGCTTCAGTAACCTCAGGAGTTTCTTCCCACTCCCAAGTTTCACCACCCTTTCCAGTAAATTCTTTTTTAGTCATGGATTTAAAGTTTTGTAGACAGCAGAGATACTCATGTGCCCGTGAATGTATCCTGCAAGGATTATAGCAAAGACGGACAGAAATATCAAGCCCGTTGCGATTAGGTTAGGCAACGGTGAGATCATTAATTGTGTATTTGTTTTTTCTGAGTTTGTATCGTTTAATGTGTGCTTGTCTGTGTTCATTACAATCAAAATGGCAGATTCGATCTTCATTTCCGTCCCTGTATTCTAATCGATAAGGGAATGCTTTAAATGGATGCATTTCTTCAGGTGTTAGATTCTTTTTCTTGGGAGTTTTTGTTGAACTCTTTGCCTTCGCTTTGCGAGTTGTAGTAGTCTTCTTTGCTGGCATTTTTCTCAATCATTTTTTCGTGTTGTTGAGCACCTAAGTTGTCTAAAAAATCATTCATCATTTGAAACCTTTTACTTCTTTTTTATCTAGCACATCAATATGAGAGAGAAAAGATGTTGGAGTATTCCACCAGATTGATTGTGCTTCTTCCCATGATTCTACTGTAAGAGACTTACCATCAGTTTTTGTAACTTTATAGTGATGTCGATCATAAGGTTCACTGGATGATTCTGTAAAGAACAATGGGTCGGAGGGATCAATTAAACTCATGGCATTTTCATAATTTGGGTTGTAACTTCTTGATGTCTTAGATACAATTTAATAAAGCATCTTGCCATTACTTTCATTGTATCAAGATCTTCACAGTTCTCAATTTCTCTGGATAGTTTTTCATATTCAAAGAGTTTAGATGTGGTCTCTAACTGTATGCTATCTGGATCCATGTCTTTTAGATATTCTAAACTACTATTTACCCCAGAATCTTTCAGTTCAAAGCATACTGAGTTAAACCATCCCTCCTTATTGTAAAGTTTTATTTTCGTATGTTGAGAACGAACATCCACTTTTTCAATAATATATTCTTTACCAATTATAAGATGTGAAGTGGGATCATCATTGTTTCCCCATCTTATTTGCTCTTCAGAGCATCCCGTGTATTCTATAACATCATTCTTTTTCATTTGTAATCATGCGATCTATTGCGATTAAAGTATCATAAGGAATCCATGCAGGATTTTCATCATCAAACTGAACCTGAACTTCCTTCACACTCTTTTCTAAGAACTTGGAATAAGAAGTTCTGGTGTTCTTTACATAGGAGATTGGATTGATCATTTTATTTAAACAAAGGAAAGAGTGGGGGAGCAATATCATAGTATCCCATATTATACCAATAACAATCAATCAATCTCAACTTCTCAGTGATTGTATTCTCTTCATTATAGGGATCAAGTGCCGTAAAATTCTCACAAATTCTCACAATCTCTTGTGGAACCTGTATTTTGGTCCATGTGTTAGGATCATCAACAAAAACTGGTATCATACTACAACCTGTTCCCATGCTTTCTTAAAGTTTTTATCCCAGTTTTCAGTATAAACTGGAAGGAAAGAGTTTAGTGCATAACAAATATCAACAATTTTCATTTGATTTTGTTCATCTACAGCCTCTTGCAATTCATCCAACATAAATTCTACTGTAGAAATTCGGGAAAATGATTGCTCAAGATTGTTCATGACTGTCCAAGTTTCATCGGGCATCAGGTTTCTCTTGTTTATACCCATATTCTATCACAATTTCCTTGTGTGTGCTCACTGTGTCTGATAAGGATCTCTTATGTATTTTGTAGTCATGACCTTCTTGACCCAGTTCTTTTGCAAACTGATGCAGTAAGTTCCAATTTAAGTTCTGATCCATTGCTTCAGTGCAACTTGTGTTATATTTAACACTATGGATTTCTTGGGTCAATACCTAAACTTTCAAGATAATCAATCCACCAATCAGCATCTTTCATATACTTCCAATTGGGGACAGGTTTACCTTGTTCTACAGCATAATATTCATATAAAGCATCATCGATAATCTGTGCGGTTTCCATATTCTTCTTCCTCCTCATCAACATCCGCATATGCATCTGCCACATATGGTCCGTGTGGTTTTTTGGATTCTGTTCGGACATAATTCTGTTCTTGGTTAACAGCTGCAATCCACAGTGAAAGTTTCATAACGATCCAAATCAATACCAGAGGTAAAAAACAAGCAATAAGGATTAGGGGTTTCATACAAACATTCCATTCTCACTCATATATTGAAGTGTTTCTTTCATGCTACCAATGTGATGATAACCGATTGATACTTGAGGATATGTTGCCTCTGAACCAAATTCTGACTCAAATGCCTTATCATCAAAGTCAACACCTAACACATATTCATGAAAGTTATCCCCAAGAAATTTTATGAGAGATGCCATTCTCTCACACTCCTGACTTCCGTTGCTGTAAATTACTGCCTGCATTTTAATCTCTTTGCCTCCAATCGTCTCTTTTTTCATGATTAAACCAATCTACAATTTCATCAGCAGATCCAAATCCCGTTTTATATTCGGATGGGTCGGGATCACCTAACCCCATCCGATTAAGAAAATCATCCATACTACCTTCCTCAATGTTTTGTGAAGATTGTCTTCTTGCTTTTTTCAACATTTCATAGGCAGTTGTGTTTGCTTTCGCAAGTTTTTGTGCCCATACCATATCATCAAGTTTTACCTCTTCGTTATTTGCAATACATTTACAAATAAATTCTAACCGAAGACGGTAGTTTGTAGACAGCATATTATTCTTTTGCCTCTAGGTGTTTATTTATTTTTGCTCGCAATTCCTTTGCAAGATTGAGATTTTTACGGTATATCATATATTTTACCACAGGATTGGCAGGATTATTTTTTAACCACCACAATTCCTTTCTAATGTTTGTATTCACTAACTGAAGAACATAATCAAATGCTTTTGCGACATTTGGATCAATGACTATCACATATAAAATAACTCCAAATACCAAAAAAAGCACATATTGTGCTGTCATTGGTTAAACTCCTGATTTCTACAACGGTCAAGATATTCTAATATATCTGCTCTCCATTCCATCAACTCAAAGAAACATTCTTGATTGTGAGCACATTTTCTGAGTTCATGATCTGGTTTCAATACACTCTCATAAAAAAGTCCAAGTGCATCTTTGCGCTTTTGTTGTTTATCAGTCATAGAAATTGTTCAAGAGAAGAGGTTGCTTTCTTTTTGATTTTAGAATACTTTTTGATATAATCAAGTGCTTGCTTATACGTTTTTACATTATGCACTTGACTACCATTATGTATAATACAGAACCCTTTCTTCTTTCCCGCTAGTGGAACAGCAGCCCACATTCCGTCTTTAGATACAAAACCGTCAGGATCTCCTGATTTTGGGTTCAGGAGACTCTGATTATGAACATGGGGTTTGAGAAACTTGGACATTAGAAAACGGCAGTGACACTCACAATTGTTGCTGTAGGATTACGTGCAAGGGCAGTTTTTTTTGCATCTTCATAGTCCCGTGCAACAACAACTTCATCAAATACGGTGCCAGCAACATAGAGTTGAACTTTGCATTTCATGGTGGTGTTCCCTTGATTACCTTTGTATTATAGCAGAGTGAGGCAAAGTCGGAAGCAGAGTGTGCCAGTTTATTAATTGGCAGAAAGAGTCCACAAAGGTTCCCGAAGATGATTAGGAATATCAGTTTGTGTAGGATTAACCATGTGTCTGGGAACGTTTTCTACTTTTGCAAAAAAAGAAACACAATTAATCACAGAATTGGGATGATCTTGCCAATTTTTCCAAATTTTAGTAGCATCAACTTCGATTTGTTCTCCTGTTGCAACACCAAATCCAAGATCATAATTACCATCATTGCGTTTATCTGCAACAATGACACGTTGATTTTTATTAAATTTTCGACCAGTAGTTCCCTGACAAACTGCACCATGTTTAATGGATTTGTTAAGATGTTCTCCATCCGAATTGTAAATGGTAGTTCGCATGGAGGATGTAATGTATTTTGAAGGATTCATTTGAATAATAATCTTAGATTACCTGGATATTATAGCACAATATCAACGACGTACAACTTCGAAAAAATCTTCCAATGACATTGTAACCAAAGGTTTTCCATCTGGCATCTCACACACAAGAACAGGGATTGTTTCTTTAACACAGTTTAAAACTGATTGTTTATAATAAGTTGATAGTGCAGATAAACCTTTTACATTTTTACATTCAATGGAGAATGGAAAAACTCTTTTAGCATGAGATGATAATTGAATGTCAACACCACCAGCACCCATACTACAAGACTTTACATCTTCTTGTGGAAGACCAAAAGATTCAATGATGAGATCTCTGATTTTTTGTTGAAACATTCTTCCTTTTTGTTTTAGATATCTAGTGTTCATAATGACCTCAACGACGGATAACAGAGATGGCAGGTTGACCCTGCTTAAACACGGTGTCAACGACTGCCTGAACGGATTTAGCAGTGCTGATGCCCACTTTATCATAAACTGGAACACAGACCAGTCCAAAGGTCTTCTGGGTGCCTCCTAGACGGATCACACGTCCAATACTTTGCGAAATACCGATATAGTCCATGTTTCTCATGAACAACACCGCCTCAAGTCCACTGACGTTGATACCTTCAGACAAAATAGAGTGATGAAGAACAACAAACTTTTTGTTAGGATCTTTACCCCATGCATTCAGAGTATCAAAGAATACCTCACGATTGACTTTCTGACCATCAATGATTGCACCAGTCTTGGATGTAATATACAGACAGGAATAACCACGTTTTGCTAGTTCATTACGGAAATCAGATTGACTCAGAAGTTTGATAATCTGTTTGGTAGAACGTGCGGCAATCAGAATCTTATCCAGTGAGTTCTCATCAATTGTCTCAATCAGATTCTGACAATCACGGTCGGCAATCATTTGCTTGTCCTGAACCATATCCAGTTGCTTTACAACAACCTTAGGTGGCAGAATGTATCCTTGCTCTACTAATGTAGGAGCAGGAATGTTACAGATGACTTTACCGTAGACCTCATAATCATTCATCCCTGGCTTGTAAATAGAGAGAGAATGCTTAGGAGTAGCAGTGAAGAAGTAACACCGATCAGCATCAGCAGAAAAGTGCTCCGTAGCAGGGAAAAAGTTACGTTGGACTGAGTTATGCGCTTCATCAAAGTAAATCGTGTTGACTTCGATATCTGCTTCTACAAGACGATGTAGAGAGTGATATGTGGTAAAGATTACTACATTCTCACCAGCAGTTCTAGCAGTATTTACAAAAAGATTGATCTTTTCTGCTTTTGTTGTGGAGAAGTGTGAAGTCTCACCACTATGAACATGCATCACATGTGTGTGAGTTGTATCAATTACCTCAAGAAACTCACTACAAAGTTGCTCTGCAAGCAGAATACGTGGTGCTACAACAACAATAGTAGAACCATTATCAATATACTTTTGATTCTCAACAATATCATGTATCATACACAAGGTCTTACCACCACCCGTAGGGATGATCAACTGACCTTTGTCATATGCCAGCATCTCATTCAGTGCTTTGCGTTGATGGGGTCTGAGAGTGATGGTCAAAGGTGTCCCTCGATTACCTTCTTATTATAGCAGAAAACCGTCCCCAGTGCGACCTGGTAGACGGTTCTTAAAGTGTCTTATAGCTTCCTCTTCAACCCTAACAAAGGTAGTCTACATGGTTTTTAGAGTCTTGTCAAGTCCTTATACTTGAAGTATCATTACAGAGTAACTTTTGGTGCTAGCACTAGAACTAAAAGTAATTTTAAATCCAGCAGTTGTTTTATTCACTTCAGGAACAGTAAATGTTGATGTTCCGGTATTAGAAACAATTACCGTATAGTTTGCTGATTGTAATGCAGTGCTAAAACTAAAGTTTGCATCATTAGTGCTGTTTGCTGGAGCATCCAAATTATATCCGTCAGCAGGAGTTGGTACTGCACCACTAACAATAGTTCCAAATGCAACAACAGGACTTAAGTTTCTAAATGATGATGCAGTATTTCTAATCTGGATGTTATCTCTTGAGGAGTTATATACTAATCCTCCAGGAACAAGTCCATTTGGAGTAACTTTTCTTGAAAGTACTGTCCCAAATCCAGATGGATTCTGCCATAAATTACTAACAACACTTATCTGAGTTTCTGTTAATGATGGAGGAATGAAATAACTATTCATCGATGTAGAAGCAGTTCCTACATCAAATACAGACCTTGCAAAGTAAGTATTGACACCAACTGATGATAAGTATTCTGATTCACTTCCACCTGGTATATGATTTTTTGAAATTATTCCAAGATTAGTTGATCCAAATCCTACGGTAGCAACTCCAACTGTAGGAACTATTAGAAAATTAGATGAAATAAATCCTGCTGCACCACTATCAACTTGGAAATCCCCATAAGACAAGAATGGAATTGTTGAACCTAAATCACTTGGAATTGTTCTAGGATCTGATTGAAAAGATCCGTCAATATTTGTTGTAATTCCAAGTGTCTGCTTGGATATGAATCCTTCTGTAGAATATGCTACTCCAAATATTTGAAGTTTTGGATTAATACCTCCAGTAGCAAAACCAACGTTTGTTGTTGTTCCTATACCAACGTCATTTCCAACATAAACATCAGAAGATACTGTTATTCCTCCTCCAACTTGAATATCTTGCACACTCAACTTATTAAATGTGCTAATTCCACTTAAAGTATTAAAATTTTGACTATCTGAAACTGGTATAGGACTACCATCACCAAGAGTTACTTGTTCTGAACCTGTTCCGACTGTAAGTATACCTACAATTTGAGAATTTCCAGTAATAAGAGCATCACCACCAACTTCTAAATTATTTTCTAATGCAGCACCACCACGATTTACACCAACTTTTCCATCATAAGTGACTTCAAACTGTGTTGAATTGTCATAGTTGACATTGAAACTTTCTGTTGTGCCTGTACCAGTCCCTTCATGAAGATTGATACTGACTCCACCAACATCGTAGTTATTAATATCCAAACGTCCTGTGCCTGGTGTATAGAGTAACTGGGCACTACTATTACCTGCACCTACAGATTCACCAATACTTACAGATGAGTTTGTTGTACTCGTAACAACAAGACTTGCTGCAGCAGATTTATTGATTCTTAAATCATCAAAGGTTCCAATACCAACATCAGCATTAGTGATGTTTGCATTCGTGATTGTTCCTGTGGTAATTGTTCCGGTAGTAATCGTTGATGTTGTTGATTCTGTAGGACCAACAAACTTACTCGCAGTTACAATACCACTTGTATTTGCACTGAAACTAGATGACAGTTCAGATGGTAAACTAACATTACCTGTTCCATCGAAAGATATAGTGCTTGATTCTAAATCACCAGTGATATTAAAATCTCTCGCAGTTTCAAGTTTAGTTGCAGATGCAGCTACACCAGTTACATTACCAGTTACATTACCTGTTAAATTTCCAACAAAACTAGTTGCAGTAACTATACCACTTGCAAGAATATTTCCACCATCAAAACCCGCACCAGTTGCTGTGGCAGGGTCTCCTCCTATTTGTAAATTATATACTGGATTTGTGGTTCCAATACCAATCGATCTAAATGTATGTAATCCTACTCCTTGTGAAATCCAACCAGTTGTTGAAATTGCGAAAATATTTTGAAGACCGGAGGCATCTCCAACAAATTTTGTTGCTGTGATTACTCCACTACTAGGATCTATATTGACTGGTCCCACTTTTAGATCATTATAAAAGTTTGCAGTCTGTGCAACTCCTAAGGTTATTGTTGTTGTAAATCCAGTAATTTTTGCATTTCCAATCAAATCGAGAGATTCAGTAGGGATAGATGTTCCAATCCCCACCAGACCATTCGAATTTACAATGAAATTATCATTATCAACCTGAACACCATTCCTAAAATTAAATGACTTCCTAATATTTGCCATTATTATAAGCTTTAGAGTTATTTATCCTGTAATTTTTGTTCAAGTGCATCGACCTTACCAGAGAGTTCTTTAATTGCCTCTACAAGCAGAGGAACAACCTTATGGTAATCAACTGCAAGGTATCCATTGTCTCTTGTTGTAACTGCTTCTGGGAGAACTTTTTCAATCTCTTGTGCAATCAATCCAACATCATTTCCCGACTTATTAGACTTATCATTCCAATCAAATGTATTACCACTGATTGAAATGACTTTTGATAGAGGATCATGGATTGGAGTAATATTATCCTTTAATCTTTCATCGGAGGACCAGAATGCTGTAATATCGTCAGTTACACTCAAAATACCAGTAATTGTGGTATTTGTTTGAATTGCAACAAGTGATCCTACAATAGAACTTATTTTAAAATCACCAGATGAAGTATCAATAGTATTATCATCAGTCTGGGCAATTTGAATATTGCCAAATGTTGCACCTGCTGCTACTATAGTTGAAAAAGTAGTGTTTCCAGTTACATCAAAATCTCCTGTAATGTTTGTATTGCCACCAACAAAAAGATTTTTAGCAATACTAACACCACCATCAATCACAACAGAACCATTTCCAATACCGGTACTATTTGTAGTATTAAGTATTCTTAATTTACCAATAAGTGCTAGTGTATTTTTAATTCTTACTTCACCACCAAAGGTAACAGGTCCATCAAACTGTGAAAGAATTTGACGTGAATCTCCACCTTCAACAACAATTCTTTCCTTAACAGTAATTTCGTCAAAGATTGCACTCAATCTTGCGGGATCTTCTCCAGTAACTGTCGGAATTGGAGTATCAAATGAAGTTTCCTCACCAGTCGAAGAAGATTTCTTGGTATTACCAATATAGAAGTCACCTCTGTTGTTCATACCAGTATAAACAACAATACCAGCAGATCTTTCTTGAGATTGTGTTAAGAACTCTTCTTTTTCTGTCAGAGTTCTTGTTTGAACTTGTGGAAGACCAGTTGAATAGTTACCTGGACCATATCCAAGATACTCAAACGTATGTCCCGATGCACGAATAATTGATGGTCTGCGGAACTCAACAGGAATTACATTAATTTTTTTGACTAATGAAGTATCGGAATGTATTCCAACATTTGATGAGAAAACACCACGAAGAACGGTCAGTTTATCTGAACCCGTAATCGATGTTGATGCGACTCTCATAATCTCATCATCAATTTGAATATAAGATCCTATTGGCAATCTTTCAGTAAGTCCAACACCAGCAGATACTCCAGATTTTGGATGGGAAAGAGGAATTAAAGTAGTATTGATTCCTATAGTATTTCCACCATTATTGATAACGAAAGTATCTCCACTATAGAAGGTATTTTGCCTACCTGCAAGATTTTCTGAACTTGAATCTGATACACCTGAATTAGATGAAAAATTATGTTTTAATAGAAATGCTGGACTTGTTAGTGCTGTAGTAGTTTCTGCAGTAAATGTATTCAAATTTACTTTAGATTTTACGAGATAATCCCCAAGATTATTACTACTTGCATCAATTACTCTAAACTTATTACCAGAAATCAATCCATGTGCAGATGAACACGTAAAGGTTGTAATACCACTTAGGAATGTAGAAGAACTTACTGAAATTGAAGGTCCACTGGAAAGAAGAATGCTTCCTTGGAAAGTAGAGGGATCACCAGAAGTTTTAGCAATTGCAATTTTATTTGCACCTGGAACATTAGTAATTCTGTAATATGCATCAGAAATTGTTGCAATACCAGTAATCTGAACTACATCCCCAACATTTGTTGAGATACCAGAATTTGATACCGTAACAGAACCATCCTGATTTCCACCTATTGAAGCATTGTCAAAGAAAAGTGTATCTGAATTAGAATATCCGGATCCAGGTGCTTGAATATGGAAACTATTAATAGTATTACCAGATACGACAACTTGTGCAGTGGCACCATTCCAAGTTGAATATGTATTTTCATTGTAAAGTTTTACATTATAATATGTCCCATTAGTTCTTGTTCCTGATCCTGCACTAGTAAGTGTCGCAGTAGAAATACCGGCAAATTTATGATTTCTAGTAAATGTTATAGTTGAAATACCACCACTATCTGGTGAAACAGAATCTACAATAAGACCGCCACCAAGTTTTGTCATGAAAGAATCTGCAGATTCTCTGGTGATACTTCCTTTTAAATCACTTGTATTAACATCACCAATTGGAAAAGAAAGTGCTCTTGACTTAGTTGATCCTGGATTATCATTTACATTGTCTCTATCAGTTTGAGGATATAAATTAGTAACATTTTGACCATACTCCAATTCTGTAAATTCTGCAGAAATTTTATTGTCTGCTTTGAGTGCATATATGTGATAAACACCATCTTGTTGATTTTCAACATATTCATTAATTACTTCATTACGATAAACATAGAAGTTACTCTGCAAATCATTTCTTTGAAATCTTGGAAGACTTAGATTTCTGGTGCTTGTGTTGTTATTGAATAATCCAGGATTTCCAGTTGTATTTGAATATGTAAATGACATATTGTCTGCGCTTACTGTTGCAACAGTAAATGTTCCATTATATCCACTAGTCGCAGAACCAACAGTGTTATTAGTATCTGTTACATTAGTGATAATAATTTGATCCCCAACATCAAGATTATGTTGAAGTTCTGTAATTACAGTTGAAGTATTTGTGCTATGAGAACATGCCGAAATAAATCTTGGATTTCTATTATATTCAAAATCATTTAAACCAATTGTTGATAAAGTAAAGTCTGTATTTTCCCTGACACCGGTTGTGCTGGATTCTTGAATAATAAATCCAGATTCTGGTGTTTTTGCATTTATAAGTTCTTTTGGAATAACAACTCTGAACTTATAAATCTTTTCATCCAAACTTCTATTGTCTGGTGCTCTCTTAATAAATGTAGGATTAGTTTCTGCACCAATACCTGCAACACCTAAAGTGTTTAAAGTGGAATAAATTCCATTCGTAGTGTTTACCGTAATATACCAACGATTTTGTGTAGAATCAAATTGAACCGGACTACCAGCATCACCGGCAGATTTATCAGTAATTCTGCTTACAACTCTAAGGTCAGTGCCCCCATAAAAAATAATGAAATTTTTATTATCAGCATCTGTTTTTGTTGATGCTAATTGAATTTTAGGTCTATCAGCAACATCTGTCGCATCAGAAAGGGAAATTACATAGTATGGTTTATGTGCATCAATATTTTCTGGATAATCGGCAGAAGAACTCAGAAGAATGATTTTTTCTCCAGTTTGTAATCCATTATTTAAACCAATAGTCAACTTGCTATCTGCACTGGCAGTAACATTAAATTCTTTAGTGGATGATGTTAATCCATCCTGCATATAAATGTTTGCTTCACTGGTTCCTGAACCAACATTTACAAATAACTTATCATTTACTTTTGCACCAATACGGTATCCTTGAGTCAAAACTGGTGGAATACTATCTTCCGACTCAAATCCACGAAGATATAGGTGAGTTGAAACTCCAACTGCAGTGGTAACTCCAACATCAATACTTAACCAATCAATACTTTCTTCTGCTTCATTTGTTGATCTTGGAGGGATAATATTTGTAATAAATGCCTTATTATCTTTAGCAAATGCTTCTTTTTTAAATCCATCTGCAATCAAAGACAATTGTCCAAAGTTAGAGTTTGAGTTAGTAATAGATGCATCTCCACCACTTTCAATAGAGAAGTGTTTGTTATATCCAATCGCAAAAACAGAAACAATTTGTAGAATTGCATCATTTGTGATACGAATGTGAGTTTGCTCCCATCCTTGACGATAAACAGCATTAGAATCTAAATGATATACTTGATCTGGATTTGTAGATGATGATCCATTCGATAAATCTGCACCAGATTGTTTGGTTATATTAATTCCAGCATATCCTCTAGAAGTTTTATCATACTTTACAAACGCACGATCATCCTTTTGAAGACTGACTCCAGTGAATTGAGCCACAACCATTGAACGGAATCCAGATGCTTTGCTTCCATCTGCCAACATTCCATTCATTCCAAAAACAGAACGTAATGAGATGTTAAAGATATAAGGGGATGCACCAGATACAGTATCAGTTTCAATTGTTACTGATGCTCCAGATGCAGTTCCTGGTGTTGGAAGATTCTTTCTAAATGTTGGAAGAAGATAAGTAAAAATTCTTGCATTAGATGAATCAACACTTTGAACTTTTGTTGAAATATTATAATCTGTTGGCGAGACACCATTAATCTTAATTGGTGTTCCTACAGTAAGACCATGATCTACTGTTGTTGTTACTGTAACCTGATTATTCGGTGTTCCACCAGATCCTGCTTCGATTGCAGAAATTGAAATTGGATCTGATGCAAATGCTCCAACAATCTCCCATTCAGGTCTTTGTTTTGCAAATCCATCAGGATCCTGAGGATACTTACTATCAATATTTCTATCTGGACTTCCTGATGATGTGTTATATGCGTTTGAAAGTTTCGCATAATACATATCAAGATCAGTTAAATCATAACCAGTTACTTGATTAACACCATCAGCATACTCAAAACAAGTTAGTTTATGGTGAGAAAAAATTGGTTTTGATTTATTATTTACAGAAAAGTTTGTTGAGTCAGTATAAACAGTTCCGGATTCATTTCCATCAAAGAAAGAGAACTGCCAGAAATAACAAGTACCAGTAATTCTGAAAATAGCAGAATTTGGTACATTAACATCAGTTGGATTGGGAACATAAAGTGGGCGCACTTTGGTCTTTCTTAAATCAAGACCAACAATTGAAGTTCCACGAGGAACAATTACTCCACCATTAACACTATTAAACTTATGAAGAATATTATCTTCTTGAGTTAAATCAAAATTACTAGCAAGATCTAAATCTAATGTTGTTTGTGCTGCACTTGATGCTCCTCCAGGAGAAACAACTTGAGATGCTCCACTCACATTCTTAATATAAAATCCCGGTCTATTATCAACTACGTGCTCACCAGGCATTAAGAGGATGGTGGTTTTTTCAATTAAATCATTGTTACTTCCTTTGACATATGAAAATCTTGCCGATTCTATAATTGCTCTTTGAATTGTTTTAAATGGACGAGCAAGTGAATTACCTTGATTATCAATACTATCAGTCGAGTCTAAATCTGATGGACTTACATATAGTATACGACCTTCAGTATTCTTAATGAAATTGTCAAGCTTATTGAGTGGCATCTTATTACGATTTCTAGGACATTTCTATATTTTATTTATCTCAGTAAATCCTCTTCTCCATTATAGAAACTTTGTATTTCTTCTGGTAAGTTCTCTGGATTTAATATCTCAATATCATCAAAGCAAGGATGACACTGTTCCATAATCAAATAATTAGATCCTTTGTAAATATCTTCTACAGAATATTCTTTATTGTTATCTGCTTCTTCTATTATTTCTCGATCATAAAAATAACCCACAGGCAAATCATCAAATGTAAATGGAACATCATTTAAGAAGAACATCTTGACTATCATCCTATAGTCATTATACCAACAATTCTTTGTGGTTACTGTATAAGACATAATAATATTATTCTTTCTTTTATTTATTTTCATAAAAAAAGGTTCCCGCACCACCAGGAACCTCATGTTAGTCACTCACCAAAAGAAAACCCTATCATATAATCTTCATTTCTCGCAGAGTGACTTTACATATAGTGGGGCTAACTCCTTCCCCTGAGTGCGAGTAGGGAGACTTGAACTCCCACGAGCACAATGCTCAACAGATTTTAAGTCTGGTGCGTCTACCGATTCCGCCATACTCGCAAGGCATTACACTTATCCGTATGCTATGTGGGCATTACACCCAGTATACTGACAGTTTATAATGGAGTAAGACACAATTTCCGTTGTGAATATCCAAGGGGGTTTATCCTCACTTACAGGGTTTCGGTATATCCGAACCGATGAGCACCTTGGTTGGAACGTCTCAAGTTCCTAATGCTTCCTGAGAGGATCGAACTCTCCTTAGGCAAATTATGAGTTTGCTGCATTCACCAGATTGCTAAGGAAGCAGATAGTGTAGATGACAGGATTTGATACCTGCAATACTCTCCGAAGAGGCGTGTTTTCTTACATCACAACTACACTAATAGGAATGCCGAGAATTGAACTCGGATGACCCCGTTATAAGCAGGGCGCATTAACCATTATGCGACACTCCCTGATGATGAACTACTGAGCTTCGTTATTGTTCTCAGTGTGTATTCGTATTAGTTCATCATCTGCAGGCATCATGACTGCTGCCTTACCATCTTCTCTTACAATACCTATGGTTTCACCGTTTTCGACTCTTTCTAAGAGTTCATCAAAATTGTCTTCCCATTCTTTCAGGGTAAAAATCTCCATTTACACCTCCAGTGGTTCTGCATAAACCAAGGCATCTTCTGGACAAGTATTACGGATGACCTCAAGAACATTCATGAACTGATCTACAGTATCACAAACAATTTCTTTGGTGTCTCCTTCACTGGAATAGATGTAGATTGTGCGTTTGGTGGGGTCTACAACACAACGTGTGAGAAACTCGTCTTGCATGGTGCCTTGGTTGCTTACCTTGTTATTATAAGGCATCTGAGTGCCGGTGTCAAGTGTGCCAGTCGGGGAAGTGGTCAAATCATTGCGTCTACGGCAGAAATTACGTCTGCATTTGAGGTTTTTCTTTGAGTTTGTTTTGATTTAACGTTATTCGATCCCCAGTTTTGCAACTCTTTTTCCATCTTCTTTTCTTTTACCTTATTGAGATTTGATCTATTAACAGCAGCATCTCTTTGAGTTCGGAGAGATGTGATTTCTGACGATAATGTTGAAATAGAATTTGCAATAGCAACACATTTATTTGCACCAGCAGTTCCCGTCAGTGATGTATTAGTCGCATATGGTGCAACACCAACACCAGCATAGGCACTAAATGGACCTACGTTTCTTGGACCAATATGATTTGAAGATGTTGATGATACATTTTGACCTGATCCTACTGTAGGGGAGGTTTCAAAATTTGTAAGATATTCTTTACTGCCATCTCCTCCCCCTCCAACATTATAATCATCTGCACTCACTTCTGTAGTATTATCACTAGATACAGTTTTTCCATTATCTCGAATATTTTCATGTCCAAATCCAGAGTAAGAAGAGGTTAAAGTTACAATACTGGTTGGATCAAATGGATTTTCTGCACCATAATCTAAATTTGGACCTGCCATTTTTTTATAGATCTCAAGTGCATCTCGATCTTCAATAAGAGTATAATTTCCAACATTTTCTGTAGTGGCACCGACACCTGTACTTGCTATTACTCCTCCCGTAGTAGTTGCAGTATAAACAATACCTGACCAACAATTACGTTCGAGTGCTTCTGCAGATAAGGTTACTATTTCTTGTTTTTTTGCATTAATTTCGGCATTATAAGAAATAATTTGATCATCAAATTCTTTACAGAATTCTTGAAGTGTTTCGGCATCTTCTTTTATTTGATTCTCAGCCTTTCCTACAACACTATCATCAAAATAAAGATCTTCTGCTTTTTCTTCTTTTACAGTCTTTGTATATGTTCCGTCAGCATTTTCTGTAATAGTTATTGAGGAGACAATTCCAACTGCTTTCACATCAGATGATGGTTCAAATGCATCATCTAGTTGCTTTTGATCTTTCTCAAAGACTTCTCTTGCTCTATTCCTTAATGATTCATCCATCTTCAATTCTCCAATTCAGATACTCGTTGTTTCAATTCTTCAATTTGTTTTTGTTGTTCTTTCATCCCATCAATCAAATGAGCAACTAAATTTTCATAAAGAACTCTTTTATAAATTCGTCCCTTTTCTTTTCCATCTTTGACACTATTTACCATCGTTTTATAAACGACTTCTGGCACAACTTCCTCAACTTCTTGTGCAATCAATCCAACCATATGTGGATATTTTCCGGCAAGATCTGGAACAATTGTTTCATCCCAGTCAAAGGTCACTGGATTCAACTTCATAATCTTATCCAGACCATTTGTCAATGGTTCTATATTCTTCTTGAGTCTTATATCGGATGTATGTGGTCCAGTTGAAACAAATGAACCATTATACATCCAAAATCCATTTAGATTTCCAAATGGACTATTTTGAAAAATGCTTGCTCCATTACTCTTAATAATAGGTGCTGTAGCTCCCCAATCTGGAGTAACCGAAGATTTGAGACCATTTAATTCGGAAAAAATGGCACTATAATCAACAGTCAATGGTCCAATTGAAACATCAGTTCCAAGTCTCACATCTGTTCCTAATGTATTCCATACACCAGTATGAACATCAAGACCAATAGAATTGAAACTTAATGGTGATGTTAATGATGGTCCTGCTACAAGTGCAGCACTAAAAGGAACTGTTAATGCACCTTGTCCAAAGTGTCCCTTATGTGCCGCAATTGATCCCGGTTCCCAAAAACCTTTTGGTATATTTAATGCACTTCCTAATATAGGATGGATTACATCTACAGTTCCACTATCTAAACTTTGAAAAGCCATTATTTACAAGTCTCCGCAATATCTGTAATTAAGTCGGCAACGGGACCAGGAATAAATGTGCCTAGTATTCCTGAAAGTGGCGAACCCTGAATAACATCGGCATATAATAACCTCAAATAACCCTTTGCATTTAGAGTTATACTATCGGCAGATGTTACACAAACCTTACCACCGGCAAGATTGAGTTGTTCATCTGCTTTCATTGTAATGTGATCATTTGCCTTGATTAGGATTGATCCGTCACTCTTATCACCAACAGTTTCAATGTATATATTTTTTGCAATTAGTTTGATATTTCCGTTTGCGGCATCTAATACAATATCACCATTTTCACATACAATTGACTTGGCAACATTCTCTTTTTCGTCTTCATTTCTTCCCTGAGCAAGATTAGTTCCTAAAATTTCATGAGAACAACCAGGAACAATTTGCGTATTACTTCCATTGAGACTATGTATCTGACAATATCCACTTTTCAGCATCTCAATTTTATTGGTGTCAATGTCTTCACCAACTTTATCTTGCTCACCAACCGGACCCATAATAATGGTGCCAAATGGGTTATCTGAAACAATAACTTCTGGGTTTGTTGGTTTTACCATTTAACTCACACAATCAACAACACGGACAAGATCTTTTCTTGTAAATCCTCTTTCTACTAACACACTTCTTCCTCTTAATGTATCAATTGGTCCATCTAGTGATAGTTGGACATCATCTGCAGACTCATCAAAGTCTGAAACACGAGTGAATGATAGTATTGGTTCAATAATAGCTCCTTCACCTGTTGGACTATTTATTTCAATATCTGGATACCCTGGAAGACCACATGCATTTGTTCCGATTTGGATACTGACAATTTGTCCAAACTCGGTCATTTGAACAGTTGCCTCAAGTCCTGGAATATCTGGAGTAATTATAATATTATCATTTGTAGTATATCCTATACCAGTATCCAAAATTCTAAACCCTTCTAAACAAACAACAAAATCATTTCCACTCGGTTGACCAGTATCTGATGGAGGATCAAATTCAGTTCTACCGTCTGTTGGTGGTGCAACTGGTGTTGTTGTAAGTATTATATCAATAACTTCTCCACCAGTTCCAGTTCCAGTTCCGGTTCCACCAGTTCCAGTTCCGGTTCCACCAGTTCCAGTTCCAGTTCCGGTTCCACCAGTTCCAGTTCCGGTTCCACCAGATTCACTAATTACTGAATATCCACTAGTAAATGTATCTTCGCAACCATCAACAAAAGACACAAATGGAGGTCTTGTATATCCAGAACCACCATTTATAAGATTTACACCGATTGTTCTTCCAATATTATCTACAACAGCTTCGGCAACTGCACCTACTCCTCCACCACCAAAGATTTCAATGCTTGGTGGTCCACATTTATAAGCACTTGGGTCACATTTAGTGATGTCTGACGGAATAGTTCCTGCCGAATCTCCAAGAGGTTTTCCAAAGATTTCAATTCCATCAATAAACTTTGTCGCATCTTCAATCAGATCTCCTGCTGATGGTGGACTTAAGAATCCTGCAAAGTCATCAATCTGAGATTGAGATGGTCCACCCCAAGGACTTGCCTTAAACTTTTTGATCTCGGGACAATTTGGTTTTGCACATAAGAATGCTTCAAATCCTAAAATGTAGTCAAGTGCCTGGAATACGTTACCAATAATTTTTGTAACTCCACCAAGAACATCATTAATCTGATCTAAGATTGGGCCAACTGCTTGATCAACGATTGCTGCAACATTATTTACAAGTGCATTAGTAAATTGTTGTGCGGCACAGAAAGGAACATTAACAATTTTTCCAATCATTTCAAATAAGAAGTCCCCAACAAGATTTGCAAGATTAGAAATAACATCTTTAAATGCACAGAAAATATTGTCTATTACAGTTTGAATAATAGTATTTTTAATTGATTTTAATACTGTAGGAAGAATCATATGAATAAGATCTTCAATACCTGCTCTAATTTTATCAATTAAGAAATCTCGTAGTCGATTAACAAGAATTTTGAGAACTGCACCAATAATTTGAGATGTGCTTCTAATAAGTGCCGTAAGATTTTGTATCTTATTAATAGTTCCGTTTACATATAAATCGGCATATTTTTTGATTCCTTTTAGGACTGTGAAAAACTTTTGTAGTTGTGTATTGATTTTAGACATCTCTGATGTCCCACAAGGATCTGGCAGATCTCTTTCTGTCTGCATTCTTGTGATTGCATCTCTAAATGCAACACTATTAAAAAGTTTTTCACATGCAGGAGTATTTTTAAAAGTCATTCCTAACGGAGTTTCTCTTGCCACGCACCCGTCAGCATCTGCCTGTTCTTGCAAATCATTACCAAATTTTGCTGCAAATAATGCATCTGTTTCGGCAGATAACATTTTATATTTTTCTTTCTCTTCATCCGTCCAAAGATCGGAAGATTTTTCATTTAATTCAGCAATCTGTTTTCTATTTGCTTCTATTTCTGCATCAAGTCGTTCATTATCAAGTTGAAAATATGGATTATTAAATTCCAAATCCTTGTCCGGGACCGGCACAGGGTTATCACTTGTGGTGGTTGCTTTTGTTGCAGGATCTTTTGCTGTCTCAACAGGTGCAGAAGATTGAGTTGATCCTGGACTTTCTGTTGTTTTTACAGTTGCATTAGGTATCTGTAAATTACTATTTCCAGCAGTATTAAAATAATGATTTCCAAATTTAGTTACGTTTATATTTTGAGATGGGTCATTAAATGCTGAACCAGTTCTAAAACCAGTCGATGCCATCGCACTGTTGATCTCATTCGGAGGTGTATTTCTTGCTTCTAGTCTACCTCTTAAGTCTGACCGATTTTCAGCAATAGCAATTGCTTTTTCTGCATTATCAAGTTCTACCTGCGAAAAATTATTATTAATTGATCCATCACTAACAACTTGAAATTGATTTTTTCCATAAATGACTCCGGTTATACTGGCATCATTTGCTAGAAAGGTCCCCTTTCCGACAGCACCACTTTGTATAAGTCCAGCACGATTTAATATAATTCTAGCAACAAGAGCCTGTCCTATTAAATCTTCACCTCTAGATTCTGCGGCAACTGTTCTTATAAAAAGTTCTCTTTCAGTATATGCCATCTATAATTTTGCCTCCTTATCCTGATATTTATTCACTTTTTGGCACCATCAAAAAAGTTTTTATCCAAATCAAACTTTGTCATCATCGATCTCGGAACACTTGGAGATAAGATATGAGCATTGAATGGAGGATTTCCAAGAGTATACCTGCTTACAGATTGTCCTAATGTTGTTCCATTCGTCGATTTTTTAATTTTACCAGGGTCATGATTAGATAAAACTTGTGTAATCACCGGAATCTGACAATCTTCATCCATAAAAAATCCAATTACCCATTCTCCACCCCAAATTCCCGAACTTTGATAGTTACGATTTCCATGTGTTGTTGGTTTTGCAACAATTGCCCAAGGAAGATCCTTATCAAGAAGTTCATATGCATCATCATTACTTCTCATCGGATGCATTCCGGGTATTCTAACTTTTACCCTATCTCCATGCTGATCATGCCATTCAACTCCATAGTGTTGATTACTTTCAGGAGGAACTTGTCCTAAAAACCATTTATTATTACCAAAATCATATCCAGTATTATTTGCCATTTCTAGTTTTTACCTGTATATAGACCGTATGTATCACGAACAAGAGTCATTGCACTAAATGATCTTTGGGGATCATAATGATGACATAAATCTAAAATCATATAATTACCACTCTCTACAGGATCAACTGAACCTTGCTCCTTTTCTCCCGGAGTAATAATTTCTAAATTACACTTAACAATATCACCTGCCTTAAGATTTGGATTGCAAGGAACTTGCATTTTTACCATCTGTGTAAACAATAAATTATATCTCATTTGAACAGAACCTTGATAACTATTCACATCACCTTCATCACTTTCTTCTACCTTTGAGGAAAGACAACCAACATCTTTTATACTGAATAGTGTTCTAGTATGCTTTTTATCTTGTGGTGTCGGTGCTTCATTTTTACCTAGTGATTTTTTTAAAGGTCCTATATTAAATTGTTTTTCTTCTAATAGGAAAGTTTTGGGATTAAATACACACCTACGATTTGAATACACACCAGATTTTAGTGCATTGATTAGATTTTGATTTTTAATAATACTAAAAGATAAAATTTTAAAATCATTTGAATTATCACTCACACTACTTCTATTGAAATCATTGCGGAAATAAATTGCGACCGGTTTTTGCTCAATCAAAGTATCAATTGATTTAAAATAGTGTCCGTCACGAGTCTCATAAAAGAAAAATCCAGGATTTCCATTTTCTGGGGCAGATTTTGATGCTAACATACAAATCACATCAAATGGTGATTTATTATTGCCTATAAACGGATACTTATTCGAAGTTTTCTCCGCATAAAATTTGTCAATATCCAATAAATCACGTACAATCAATTCAACCGATTGTGTATTATTGGTTGACTTCGAATAATTTTTCTTCACAAAGGTTTCTTGATTTTTAATCGCAGATTTAGAAACAAGACTTAGAATGACAGACTCACGATTTGAATCTTGATCTGGATTGATGGAACCATTTACATATAATGGAGTTGTTGAAAAATCTAATGTTCCAAGTGCCGATGATATTTTAAATCTAATTTCTTCAGATCCATCACCAACAATTGGAAGTGTATTATATAATGTTCCGGGTCTTTCTTGTTTATCATACTCCTTATCATAGGTCGCAACATTTTGATCTACCTCAACTAATCCAGTATCCACATATGATACCGTGGCGGTAATATTAGGAGATAATAAACTTTCATAATAATCAAAACTCGTAACTTTAGATTGAAGTGGAAAGGATCTTCCTTTCTTACTAATTTCAAATTTTTGATATTTTGATGCGACTGCTGGGTTTGCCATTTATTTTATATTCATACTCCTTAGAAAGATTATACCGGTATTGGTTGATAATTATATACTGTTCTTTTATTATTTATTGGTTGTATATAAACATTTATAATTTCTTCTTCATCTTCGTACATTGGTTGATTAATTGCTGCCATTTTTCTTTCGTCTGGTCTTGCTTGTGTAAACATATTAATAGATCCTCCTTCACCTGTTGCTACTGTAGATTTCATTTTATCATAATATTTTTTAGCAAGACCTCTAATTTCTGGTCCACCTGACCACTCTGGCGCACCTGATTTTAAATTCCATAAATCCCATTTTGTCTGTGGGTCACGAGAGTTCGGACCATATGGAGGATTCTCTTCCCTAGCAATTTCTGCGTGAGTATAAACTCTCCCCAATTTTATATCACTTTTTTTCCAGTCCCATGCAATTGCCAATCTTGCAATTTCTTCTGCCATAGATTGTATTTGCACTGATTTTATTGGATATTTTCCATGATCATCTTTACTCGGCCATCTACCTTGTGATGTTTTGTCACCAAGAGCAGCTATACTCAGTGCAACACCTTCATCATTTCTACCCCAAGTATGCCCGTTTCTAAATGTGTCATAAGATGCTTTTCTATGAGCTTTACCATCACCAGTAAAGATAGTATGGTATGTGCCATAAGTACTCGTATAGGTTCCAGCAGTCCAATGTAGGAAGATTTTTCCATTTTTATATCTAGTTCCTGCTTCAAATGGTTTACCTGATCCACCAGGACTAGCTGCCTGAGATCTCGGGTGATGATCATCAAGCCTGACACTTGGATCATCACTGTTTATTGGGGTTTCTCCGGAAGATTCTGGCAATTCTTCAGTTTCTCCATTAGGACCAAATGCGGGACCATAATATTCTACATTTTTTTTGTTCTTTGTAGAAGTAAATTGTCTTTCAGTAAATATTCCAGTTTCTCTATTTAATACTCCTTCCTTACCATCCTTTTTAGCATAAACTATTTTTTCACCACCAATTGCACCTCTAACAGAATTGATAGCAGGTTTTAACATTTTAATGAGCCCACCAAAAGGACCCATTTTTTCTGCAATTTTGTCAATCAATCCATCCTTTCCAGTTATATCATTTAAACCATCATCAAATTTTTTCTTATCAACATCAAGTTTACTATCATTAAATTCTCCGGTTAGAAATGCCTTAATTAAAGTGAAACCACTTTGAACTGGTTTTAAGAAGTTTGTAATATTATCAATAATTTCTTTTACTTTCTCTATAATAGCAGGAAGTGCATTGACTATTATGCCAGTTAAGAGCAATCCACCAAATTCTAATATTTTATCAAAAATACTACCACCAGATGAACCAGATGAAGATCCTGTTGATTCTTTGACTTTATTCAGTGAAGATTTTATTGGAGATTCTAATTTTTGTTCTTCATTTTTTAACTTTTTCTTACTTATTTGTCTAACAGATGTTTTTTCTTTTTTTGAAATTATTTTTTTCTGATCCTTATTATCTCTAACAAGAATACTGTGAATATTATTGAGATTAAGTTTTACTTTTT